CTAATGTTAAAGTTCAGTCTGGATTTACAATTACTATGGCAGGTACAGGAGATCCTTCTACATTTGACTTCACAATGGATGCTTTCCCTGGATATACTTATTTTGATAAGTCTAAACAGGTTCTTTGTGTAATTCAGGTTGTTGAAGATAGCTTAGCTGCTACTTCTGTTGGACATAGCGTAATGCTTGAAAACGATGCTAGAGAGCATAGTGATATTTTAATTGGTGATAGTGATTTATCTGAACCACAAGGTTGATGATTAATTATGGGAAAGGATGATTAAAAGTTATCCTTTCCCATTTTTTTTATTTTAAAGGAGATTATTATATGGCTGCTTTTTCTATATCAATTAATAAAGAAGTATTATAGCAAATTTCTAACGAAATTGGAGATAGAACTGTGGAAGAATTAAAAGCTCTTGGAGATGACCAAAGTTTATTATTAAAAAAAATAGCGTTAGATTATTTACAAATTGTTGAATAGAATAAAGAAAAAATACAACTTATTGAAGCAAATGAAAAAGCATTAAAACAAAAAAGACATGCTTTGAATTTAAGTAAAAATCCTAAAGACCATAAATTAGTAGAAGAGTATAATGAATTTAAAGAGGAATTAAAAAATAAAATTACAATAGATACTTCTTTAGATAATTTTTTTAAGGCATCTTTAATTTTTAATGAAAGGCTTGTTGAAATTATAACAGGTCGAAAAACTCGGATAACTATAGTTATTCCTTCTGCTGGATAGGCTCCCATAATTAGAGATTATAATATAGAAGAATTATTAGATGAGAAATCTGGAGTATCTATTGTACAAGATATTGCTTCTGGTCAAATTCCTAGAGTTGCAGGGCGATTAAAGTATGATGTTTAGAAAATGAAAAATAATTTTAATATGGCAATACAAAATGATACTATGATAAAAACAGAGGAATTAAATGCATTAAATGAAACTTATAATTCAGCTTTATTTGATAATTTTAATAGATATAAACCATATGTTTTTTGGAAACCTTTATCATCTAATAAATGGTTTAAAATGAAAATTAGTGGTGGTGCAGGAGATATTTCTTAGGGTTATGCTTATTTTTATTATAAAAGTAATGAAAATAATTTTGAATTTGCCACTCATCATTTATATGATAATTTAGATACTTTTTTTAAAATTGGAGTAGCTTCAGTTAGTAATCTATCTGGACTATATGGTGGAGATATATCAACATCTCAATATGAATATGCTGTAAAAAGTTTACAAGCATCTTTACCAGGTTATGTTCAAATGGTTAAAATGGCTCAAAAAATTATAAATAATAAAATAAAAACGGCTTCAGATTTAAAAAAAATAGCTTTAAAAGCTCAATATAAAAATCCTATTTAGAGAACAGGAGAAAAAGGTTTAAGAAATGTAGTTACAGAAGCGTTAGAAAAAGATCTTTAGAAAAAATTAGAAACTGATTTAAGATATAATTTATTATAAATTTGACAAAATAAAAAATTTTTGTTATACTATAAAAAATGAATTAATTTAAATTCAAAAGGAGATAAAAGGATGAATTATAAAGATTTAAATTTACATACTGATAACAATATGTATTATATTGAAGTATAGGGGAAGAAAATTAATATAAAAAAATATCTTCCCATCAATGATAAAAAGGATTTAGTTGAGATTACTCTACAAAAAGCAGAATAGGCGGACGGTACATATAATGAAATTTTAATTGATGTATATTTTAATTTATATCTTGTTTATCTTTATACCGATATAGTTTTTACTGATGAAGATAGAGAAGATGAAATGAAGCTTTATGACGAATTAGAAAGCAGTGGAATACTTGAAAGAATTCTTGATAAGATTCCTGAAGAAGAGTATAATGTTTTGATGGATTATCTAAAAGCAATGCGGAAAGAAATTAGTTCTTATAAACATAGTGCGGCAGCCATGGTACAGAAATTGATTGTAGATCTGCCGAAGAATGCAGAAGCCGCCGCAAAGATTGTATAGAATTTTAATCAAGAAAAATATAAAGAAGTTATTGATTTTGCTCAACATGCAAATGGTGATAGACCAATTCCTTTTAAATAAAATTAGGGCTAAATAATTTAATTTTAATCGCTCTCTTTGTATATTATTACAAAGAGAGCGATTTTTTTATTTTATTTGAAAACAAAGGAGGAGATAATTAATGGCTCAACAAGGAGGAAGAATAGATTTTTAGGTAGGTTTTAAAGCCGATAAATCTGGAATATAGGATTTAAAGAAATCTTTACAATAGATACAAAAGATTAAACCTGCAAATTTCGATGGTGCAAATCAAGATTTACAAGAAATTAAATCTACTGCTAAAGAAGTTGAGGCAGCGTTATCAAAGGCTTTTAATCCTAATATTAATTCTATAAATTTAAAAACATTTGATAATGAATTAAAAGCGTCAGGTAAAACTATAAATGATATATATACAAGTTTTTCTAAAGCTGGCGCACAAGGTTAGGTCGCATTTAGCCAAATGGCTAGGTCTGTACTTACTACAAATCAACAATTAAAAGAAACACATAGTATTATTAATTAGATGGGTACAACATTTATTAATACTGTAAAATGGGGTATTGCATCTAGTATAATGAATACTTTTACATCAAGTGTTCAAGGTGCTTTTACATATGTTGAGAGTTTAGAGAAATCTTTAACAAATATTAGAATTGTTACTGGTGATTCTCAAGAAAAGATGGAGCAATTTGCGGATTCTGCTAACCGTGCTGCTCAAGAATTAGGCCGTAGTACTATGGACTATAGTAAGGCCGCACTTACTTTCTATCAACAGGGTTTAGGAGATGAAGATGTTCAAGCTAGAACTGAAGCCGTTTTAAAAGCACAAAATATTACTGGCGCAGGTTCTGAAATGGCTGACTATATGACATCAGTATGGAATGGCTATAAAGTCGCTAATGAATAGGCATAGCTTTATGTTGATAAACTTGCCGCCGTTGCAGATAGTAGCGCTTCTGATATGAGTTAGTTAGCTATTGCTATGTCTAAAGTTGCATCTACTGCTAATACGATGGGTGTTAATGTAGACCAATTAAATGCTCAAATTGCTACTGTTGTTGCTACTACAAGACAGGCTCCAGAAGCTGTTGGTACTGCATTTAAAACTATATATACTCGTATGAATGATATTAAAACCGGTTCAGATGAAGCTGAAATCAGTTTAGGTAATTATTCTGGTAAAATGGCAGAATTAGGTTTTAATGTTCTTGATGCTACAGGTCACTTAAGAGATACAGGATAGGTTATGTAGGAAATAGGTGGCCGCTGGGAAAATTTAACAAGAGAACAGCAAGTTTATTTGGCTACTACAATGGGTGGTCAAAGACAGGTTAACCAGTTAATGGCTCTATTTGATAACTGGACTACATATAGTGAATTATTAAATACATCTCTAGAATCTGAAGGTACTCTTGCACAGAAAAACTCTGTTTATTTAGAGTCTCTTGGTGCTAAGATGGAACAATTAGGTGCCGCAGGAGAACGTGTAAAAGCTAGTTTAATTGATAGTGAGAGTTTTGGTAGTGTTATTGAATTATTAACAGCTGGAACAAATTTATTAGGTGGTTTTATTTAGGCTATTGGTGGCGGTGGCACTGCTTTACTTGGATTAGGTGGTATTGCTACACAAGTATTTAGTGGTGTTTTAACTAAATAGATTAGTGCTGTTGTTACTAATATGCAAAATTTACAATATAATGAAGCTTTATATAATTTAGAATTAGCAAAAACTAAAGAATTGGCTCAAAATAAAGGTATTAATTCATAGGAAATTGAATAGCTTGTAAGAAGAAAATCTGAAATTCAATAGTATTATTCTATTATGTCTGAAGGAGATAAACAAGCATATAATGATATTTTAATGCGAATTGGTCAAATTTAGACTGAAAATAAACTTCATTAGCAAACAATAGCTTTAAATAAACAATATACTGATAGTCTCTAGGCTTTTACTAGTGGAACAGGAACTACTTTAAAACAACAATTAGATTATATAAAAGATATATCTTAGACTGCTCAAAAAGAATTAGATAAAGTTAAAAATGTTTCTAATTCAAAATTAGCTGAAAGTACAAATGATTTTGATAAAAGAATACAATCTTTAATAGAATCTTTTGATTCTATTACAGGAAATATGGAAACTAGTCTTAATGCTCCTTTACAAGAAGTAGAAAAAGCTGTAGATGATGCTATTTTACATATGCAATTAGCTAGATCTGAATATGCAGAAATTTTTGATGATAAAGGAAATATAAAAGAAGAATTTAAAGAACAAGCAGACAGTCTTAAAGAAAATTATGAAAAAGCTATTAGTGAAGTTCAAACTAAATATCAAGAATTTCTTAATGAATTAAAAAAAGAAAATAATCTTGCTTTAAATATAAAAGTTGAACAAAATGCTATTCAAAAAAATAATGAAGAAATTGGAAAATTAAATAAAGGCTTAGATACTATAAAAGAAAAGGCATAGCAAGAATACAATATTAATGGTATTGTAAAATTTGTAGGTGCTTTAGGTAGAGCAGCATCAGCTATATCTTCATTACAAAATATTGGTAAAATTATAAAAGATGAAAGTTTAAGTAATACTTAGAAAGCTGTAAAAATAACTACTGCTTTAAGCTATGGAGTATTGGGATTAGCATCTGCTTATAAAGAGATAAATGATATTTTACATATTACAGAAGCATTGCAAACTTTTTCTACTACTCTTCACGCTACTGAAGTTACTCTTTTAGGGGCAGAAACAGTAGAAACAGGATTATTAACCGCAGCAAAAATTAAATTAGCAGCTGCTCAAACAGCAGTTAATGCAGCGTATTTAGCTCATCCTTTTGCTGTTGTAGGATTAGCTATCGCAGGAGTAATTGCTGCCATAAGTGCGGCAATTGCTGTTTATGATAAATTCACTATGTCTACTGAATAGGCAGAATAGGCTATTAATAATTTTAATAAAAAAGCTGAATAGACTCGAAATAATGTAAAAGAATATAATACAAATATTTCTAATTTATAGACAGCAAGGTCAGAATGGGATAAGCTATCTCAACGAGCAGGATATTATAATTCTACAATTAATAATTTAACTGAAGAAGAAAAGGCTCGTTATTATGAATTAAGTGATTTAATTGCTCAGTATAATGGAGATGCAGTTATTGGTTATGACGAACAAGGTCATGCTATTTTATAGAACAATAAAGCATTAGAAGATACTATTGCTTTATTAAAAGAGAAACGTCAATTAGAATTAGATAGCACTTATGATAGTAAAGAATATAAAGACGCTCAAGAAGGTAAAAAAGTTACTTATAAATCAGCAAAAGAGGAATAGTCTTTAACTAAAAATGATATTTAGACTACTACACAAGATTTAACAGATAAACTTTAGGCAAGAGGACGTTCTTTATCTGTTACTTTTTAGGGATTAAATGAAGAAACTAAAAAGGAATTTGAAAATGAAATTAGCCGTTTAGATTAGATTATGTCTCTTGGTTCAGAAGGTATTTTTCAACATAGAGAAGAATTAATTAATCTTTTTGAAAAATTTCAATAGGAAAGTATTCTTCCTTCTGAATATGGTAATATAGCTTCTGTTGGAGAGTTACAAGATTTAAATTAGTATTTAGATACTGCAAAAGAAAATTTAAAAAATACTGAAAAAGAAATATCTAATCTTTAGAAAGTTAATACTCAAGAAATAATAGAAAGATTACAAACATCTGATTATAATTAGTTATATAAACAAGCAGAGAATATTGGTATTGAAAATATAAATGGTATTATTTCTGCTTTTGTCCAAGGAATGAATACTATTGATGAAAATGGATAGTTATTAGGAACGGATGCTTTAGCGAAGACAGTTAATGAGAAATTTTTATCTCCTTTCATGATGAGTCTTGGACAAATAGGAGAAGGAGGAAATACACTTTATTAGAATTTAATTAATTCAATTATAAACGATGAAGAATTAAATAAAGCAGGATTAACTTTAGAAGAAAAAAATAATCGTATTCAAGAAATTGTTCAAAACTTTTTAAATGAAAACAGTTCTTAGTTAAAAAGTATGTTTGATGCTGCAAAAGAAAACCCTGAAGTTGAAAAAGCATTTTAGCAAATTTTTGCTAATATGTTTAATATTGAAAATTTAGATATTGATTTTAATACAGGTAAAGTTTAGGATATTGTAAATCAAAAAATTCAGAATATAACAGAAAGAATTACTGAAGATATAACTTAGGGTTTATCCTTAGATGAACAAGCTGCTTTAGATTTACCTACAAATGAAATTATTGCATCTTTATTACCTTCTGATATAACAGATGAAGAATTAGATAGTATTACGGAAAGAATTGAAACATTAATAGACAAAACCGGTTCTTGGCGATAGGCTTTAGCTTTAGCAATAGAAGATGGTACAGCCTTAGCTAATTTAAATACTAATTTAGATACTGTTGGATTATTAAATAAACAGGCCGCAGGAGATAAATTAAGTGATAAAGAAGTAGGCGCTTTAAAAGATGGTTTAGATATTTTAAAACGTTCTTATTCAGATTTACAAGATGAAGTTGAAATTTTAAATTCTGAATGGATGCAGGGGACAAGCCAATATGAAAGTGCTTTAAGAAAAGTAAAAGGTGCTTTATTAGAAACTTTGGTTCAATCTGTTGCTGAGGTTGAAGGAGAAGAATAGAGATTACATAAGCAAGAAGAAGTCAATGATAGTATTATAAATATGACTACTTCTATGGAAGATTTACAACAAGCATGGTTTGCATTGAATCTTGAAGGTCAGCAAAATGCTTTAATTAAAGTTGCTTCAAGTTATGAAAGTTGTAAAAATGAAATTCAAGCATACACTTTAGCTTTAAAAGGAAATAATGATGAAGAAAAAGCGGCGGCTGCAAACGATTTAGTAAGAGCTACTTATGCGGCTGAAATGGGATAGTAGTATGGAATAGAGGCTGAACGTATTTCAGAATTAGCAGATGAATATGCAAGATTAGCATCTGAAGGACAAGCAGAATATGCAGGATTAAATGAAAATGCAGAATTGGCGGCAGATGCTGCAACTCGTTATATTAGACTTAATGATGCTATTGCAGATTTACAAAAAAATTATGATAGTATGACCTAGCTTCTAAATGCTTTTGCATCTGGTTCTTAGAATCTTGGAGATATTATTGCTGATAATTCTGAAGCCTATGCATCCTTAAAGAAAGATCTTGCTGGTATTATTGATGTATCTGAAGATATGATAGATCAAGATTGGGGGGATTGGATTTCTGACAATGCAGATTTAATTAAATAGGCCATGGAAGGTAGTCAAGAGGCAGTTGATGCTCTTCAATAGAGCGCCGCGTAGAAAATTGATGATGTTTTTAATAATATTGATATTGATGGATTATTTTCTACTTTAGATGGAGCCTATGATTCTGTTGCAGACTGGGCAAATAGTTTGCCAGAAGGTAAACTTGGAGTTGATGATCTTAATTTTGTTCAAGGGTTAACAGATGCTTTAACTCAAGCTGGCTATACAGCTGGTCAAATTGAAGATATATTCTCTGGAATGAATATTGATGTTGACTTTGCAGACGAAATGGTAGATGCTGGAAACGAAATGATAGAAGCAGCTAATCAAGCTGGTTAGTAGACACAAAAAGGTCTTATGAAAGGTGCTGTAGATATATAGACAACCTCAAGCACAGCTACCAGTTAGGATGCCGCAGAAGCAACTTAGATTGAACCACATTTAAATCAAGTGTCTGCAAATCTTTCAGTGCCGGTTTTTAATCCCGTTCCTAGCCCTTGGGGAGTATTTTATGATTATGCTGGACAAGAACCTCATCCTATAACAACTTATGGAGTTTCTATAGATACTAACCCTGTAGAAGACGTATCTAAAAAAGAAACTACGGGTACTGGTTTAAAAGTTATTGGAGCTAATAAATCTGCTGGTGGTAAAGTTAGTCATAAAAATAAGTCTGGCGGCAATAAAAAGTCTTCTGGTGGAAAGGGTGGTAAAGGTAAAAAAGGTAAAGGAGGAAAAGGTAAGAAAGGTTCAACTAAAACTCCTAAAACCTAGAAACCTGTAACTGATAAGCCCGATCGTTATCATGATGTAAACCTTAAAATAAAAGATATTGATAATGATTTAGGTAAACTTCAGAAAAAACAGCAAAAATTAACTGGTAAAGATTTACTTAAAAATCTTAATGAACAATTAAAACTTCTTGAAAAACAAGTAGCTACTTATAAAGAAAAAATTTAGTTAGAAAAACAAGAAGCTAATTAGATTCGTAGTCGTTTGAAGAAATAGGGTGCTACCTTTGATCCAAATGGAAATATTTCTAATTATAGCAAACTTCTTAATGATGCTTTAAAAGAGTATAATGAAGCAATTGCTAAATATAATAAGATGAGCGCGGAAGAGCAATAGAAAAATAAAGATTTGCTTGAAAACGCCAAATTAAAATATGAAAATCTTAAAAAAGATATATAGCGTTACGATAAAATTATATCGGAAGAAATTCCTGGATTAGAGAAATCTATTCAAGAAGCTATCGACAAACAAACTGAAATTAATATTAAAAAATTTAAAATTAAAGTTGATTTAGAAATGGATATGTCGGAAGCATAGCGGGAATTTAATGAATTTGCAAGAAAAGTTAAAAAACAGTTAAGAGACGATGATATTCTTGGAAATGCTAAATCTTATTTAAAAGATTATTCTTCTTATTATAAAGGTGGATATGACGTTATTCAAGGCCTAACAGATCAAGTTTTTAATACTTTAGCGGAAATTAATAATATTAACAAACAGGGTATTTCTTCAATATACGGTACCGATAAAGCTACCGCATTAAAAGATTTACAAGAATATACATAGGCATTAATGAGCAATCTTGAAGATATAGAAGATGTAGTTGCTAATATTAAAGATTCTATTTTTGATGCTATTGATAAGGCACAAGATGCTTTTGATGAACAAAAGAAAGAATATGAATATATTGCTGATTTAATTGAACATAATCAAAAGGTTGTTGAATTACTATATGGAGAAGATGCTTATAAATAGTTATAGAAATATTATGAATTACAAGAGAAAAATAATAAAGACCAATTAGACTTTTTAAGACAGCAAAAAGAAATGTGGTATTCTCGTATGGAAGAAGAGCGGGTAAGGATGAATAATCTTACTGAAGGTACAAATGCTTGGAAAGAAGCTAACGACCGCTTTGAAGAATATAAAAGACATTGGATGGATGCTGTTGATGATATAAATAGCCAGATTGAAGATTCTCTTGATAATTTAATTGATAAATATACTAATGCTGTTGATAAAATCTTTTTAGTCTTTGAAAATAATATTACTAATGGAAAAGGTTTAGATAATATTGCGGAAGAGTGGTAGCTAATTGGTAAACAAGCGGATCAATACTTAGATAAAGTAAATTCTATGTATGAAATTGATAAACTTGAAAATGCTTATAAAGACGCTATTGATGATAATGACGGTAATATAAAAGCTCAACAATCTTTAAATAATTTAATGAATGAACAATTAAAATATTTAAAAGATAAAGATAAATTAACTCAATATGATGTTGATAGAGCAAATGCTTTGCTACAAATTGAAATTAAACGATTAGCTTTAGAGCAGGCTCGTCAAAGCAAGACTAAGTTACGTTTAAGAAGAGATGCACAAGGTAATTATACTTATCAGTATACAGCAGATTAGGATGCAACAAGACAGGCTCAACAAGAATTGGCGGATGCTTAGAACAGTTTATATAATTTAACAAAGTAGGCATATAAAAATAATTTAGATGATTATTATGATACTACTGAAGAAATGAATGAAAAAATAAGGGACGTTTATAAAGATACAACTTTATCTGCGGAAGAGCAAAATCAAAAAATTGCTATGATTTATGAATACTACGGTGATATTATAAATAATTTAACATAGCAAAATGAAGATTTAAAGAAATTTATGATGGAAGATACATTTAATGAAATGGCAAAAATGTATAATACCAACGTATAGAATTTTAAGAATATGACGGATGAAGAAAAAGATATTCTTATGAATGATATGGTTCCTTATTGGAAATCAAGTATTCAAGACATGGCTGATACTTTTGCGGGAGCAGGTGGTTTCGGACCTATAACTTAGGATCTGTTTAATGATTTAATAGATAATTCTAAAGATTATCAAAATTCATTAGATGAAATAGGTAAAATTGCAGGTGTAAGTTTAGAAGATATTAAAAATGCTACTGATGTAAATATTCAAAGAGCAGAAACTTTATTAGAAAAAAATGATGAATTAATAGATTCTTATAATGAAGAAATGTCAAAAGTACAATAGGTTATTAATGAAGTTGAAAGATTAGTACAAACTTATCAGAGAGCCAAAGATGCCGCTATTCAAGCAACAGAGGCGGCTTATGAATATACTCAAAGAGAAAGTGCTAATACTGCGAATCAATTAATTGATAATAAAAATACTGCTGGTAGCTCTTAGTATACTAAGGCGGCCGCCTTTGATACAGGTGGATATACTGGAGATTGGGGAGATGTAGGTAAAACTGCAATTTTACATGAGAAAGAAATAGTTTTAAATGCTTAGGATACTATTAATCTTTTATCAGCAGTAAAAATTACAAGAACATTAAGTGATATAATTTCTAATTTTAATATGGAACCTATTGGATTAGGAAGAGTAGTTAATAATACTAATAATTCTTCTAATAGTACCTCTCAAAATATTACTATACATGCGGATTTCCCTAACGTTACCGAAAAATCTGAAATCGAAGCCGCATTTAATAATCTTGTTAATAAAGCAAGTCAATATGCTTTTAGAAAATAATTAGATAACAGGTAGATATTTATATCTACCTGTTACTTTTTTATAGGGCAATTAATTATAATATACATTATATTTTTTTTATAAAAAAATAGAAATTCAAAGAGAAAAAAGGAGGTCTTATAAATATGAGTGGTGAACAATATTCTGATGCTCTTTTATAGGCAATGTCTGTTATTGCAGATCGTACAGTTTCAAATGCGAAATATAATAAAACCATTCAAGCTACTGTAGTAGAATGTATAGACTCTACTATAGGAGAATATAAAATAAAATATCAAAATGGGTATTGGACTGCATATAGTTAGAATGTTAATACTACTTATATGCCTGGAGCGAGCGTTTATATAAACATTCCAAATGGAGATATGTCTTCTATAAAAACTATCGTTGGCACAACTCAAAAACTTGGAATAAATTATATTAATGTAATTCCAGAATAGGGACAATATGAAGATAATGGTAATAATATTTTAACAAATAATCAAGGATATAGTTTATCTTCATATAAAACGGAAAATTTAATTATTTTTGAAGAAGGTAACGATAATTTTTACGATGCGGATGCCGCAAACATATATATAAAAAGTTCTTCTTATTTACAGTTTGCTTTTGATATTCAAACAGATTTAAATTATGAACAGAGATATAATGGTAATTATGGAATTAAGTTTTATTTAAAATTTAAAGATAATACTTTTGAAGAGACAGTAACGAGAGTTTATACTTTTGATATTTATAAGATGGAAGGTAATCCATATTCTTTCTTTAATAAAACGAATCAGAAAGCTGTTTTTGAAATAGACGGTGCTAATTTTATAGGAATCGAAAAAATAGAATTATTTACATAGCGTTTTCCAAATCAAGATGAAAATGCGAAAGATGATATTTTTATTTCTAATTTATCTATTAAAGGTATGAATCAATTATCTCAAGAAGAAATGGATTCTGTATCACTTTCTTTTGTTGCAAGAAGAGGATATATTTTTAATGATAATTCTGATGACAACGATACCCGTCCAATTTAGGCTGTTGTAAGAGTTTTAGGAAAAGTTGTAAATGAAGTAAGCCAAAATTTAAAATTTTATTGGTTTGTTCAAAATGTAAGTATCACTGAAAGTAATCCTTTTTATTTAAAATACGGTGGATATGGATGGAAATGTTTAAATAATTATAATGTTTTATCTTCAGATGAAAATGGAAATCCTTCAACTATAGAATACATTCCTTCTAAACCTACTTTTTCTATAGCAAAAAAAGATGTAAAAATAAAATAGCAAAAATATAAATGTGTAGTATTATACGGAGATAGTTCTTTTTCAAAAGAATTCGTTATAATAAATGAAGATGCTTCTTATAAAATGATTATTGTTTCTGATGCTGGAACTTAGTTTATTGCGGATGCAGGCTCCCCCACTTTAACATGTTATGTTATGGATAGAAATTAGGAAGAAGTTGATTCTATTATTTATCGTTGGGGAGTTATTAATAATCAAGGTATTTATAGTTATTTACCTGAAGGTAATATTAATATAGACGAAAATATAGAATATGGTTATCCAGAAGCATTAGAAGAATATAATCAATTAAAAGAAGGAATTGAAAATCATTCGATTTTGCAATATGAAAAAAATGAAAAAGATAAAGACTTATCTAATATTAAAAGATTAGAATGGCTAGAAGATAGAATAAATACTTTTAAACAACAACAAACAGTTTATCAAAACAAAATATTTTTTGTCGATATAAAAAGAATTGATAATTTTAGTACATATATATGTACGGTAATGGATGAAAATAATAATGTTTTGGGAACGCAAGAAATTACTTTAATTAATAAAAAGACTTCTAATGGTGGATATTCTCTTGTTATAAACAACGGAACACAAGTTTTTAATTATAATGAAGAAGGTATTAGTCCTTGTGAGGATTAGAATATTAAATATGTAATTCCTGAATTAACTTTTACTTTATATAATGAAAAGGGAGAAGAGGTTAATCAGGATTATATTAATGTTAATAATATTAAATGGTTTTTCCCTGATAAAGAAAATAGTTTATTAACACATAATTATGGTAATACTCCTTTAGATTTTTATAATCAAAAAACTTTTTCTTATGGTATTAGTAAAAAATATTTTTCTAATAAACCTTAGAACGATATAAAATTAGAAGTAACTTATAATGGATATACATTAAAAGCTAAAACGAATTTAACTTTTACTAAAGAAGGTTTTTTAGGAACAAATGGTACAGGCTTAGTTTTAAAAATAGTTCCTGAGGGATTAACAGGAACTAGTCCTTGTTTAAAAATATCTCCTTCAAAAGCAAATCAAAAAAAATTAATTGGAAAATTTAATTTTGATAGTTTAAAAGCATAGTTATGGGATGGAGAACAGCAGATAGAAAAGGCAGATTCTTATTTTTGGTAGATATTAATACCAATAAATAAAGAAACAGAAACTTTTTTAAAGATAAAAACTTCATCAACATTAACAACAACATCTTCTTTTATTAAATTAGAAATAAATAATAGTAATAATAGTAATATTAATAAAACATTAACAGGTAACCCTTATAACATTATAAAATTAACAGTAACTTATAACGGTAAAAAAATATATACAACATTACCTATTTGTATTTATAAAGTTACAGTAGACTCACAATATGATATTGAATTAAAAGAAAATTCAGGTTTTAAATATGTTTTTTATGCTTAGGATGGAACTCGTCCTAATTATAATGATAAAACACCTTTTACAATTACCGTAAAACAAAAAATTGGTAATATAGATTTTGAAGAAATTAATACTGTTGCTTCAAAAGATTTATAGTTTTCTTATGTAGCTAATGGTAATTTTAAAAATACTTCTCAAAAAGATAAAACAATTCAAACTTTTGCACCAATACCTTTATCTTATTTTAATGGATAGACTTTAGATAATTATGTTTATTGTTTAATTACAAAAAATAATAGCCAAGATGGAACTATTACAATCGGTTAGGCTTTAATTCCAATTCATATGATGCTTAATCGTTATGGACATGCCGCTTTAAATGATTGGGATGGTAATTCTATTGATATAGGAAATACTTCTCATGATACTATTTTAGCCCCACAAGTTGGAGCAGGATAGAAAAATAAGAATGGTGAATTTTCAGGAATATTAATGGGTTCAGTAAAAAGTGGCTCTGAGAAATAGGATGGTCTTTTCGGGTATTCTAAAGGTACTCGTACTATATTTTTAGATGCAGAAACTGGAAATGCTACTTTTGGAGTGGCAAATAATGGTCAAATTCAAATTAATGCTGAACAAAGTACTATTACTGGTGGAGGTTATAATATAAATAATTATAACTCTGATATAAAAAAAGATACAAATAAAGAAGGTATGTTAATTCACCTTCAAGCACCAGAAATTAGATTTGGTTCTAAAAAATTTTACGTTACTCCTGCGGGTTAGCTATATGCACAAGGCGGAGGACAGATTGCAGGATGGAATATTAGGGATACTAGTTTAAGTAAAAGTATTTTTAATAAAAAAGGTGAAGAAATTAGTAGTACTGGTATGAGTTCTGATAATAGTGATAAAACTAATTTAGCTTTTTGGGCAGGAAACCAGTTTAATGTAGATTTTAATGGACATGTAAATGCGACCTCTATTGATATAGGCGGTAATGTTCATATTAGAAATGGTCAAATTTATGGCGGAAATTATGCAGATATTGATAGTAATGTTTTTATTAATCACTTGTCTGGAAATAATGGTTTTTTATTAGATACAGCAGGAATGTCTTTAGGAGAAAATTTTATAGTATCTTCTTCAGGATATTTAACAGCAAAACAAGGAACTTTTGGAAATACTACTAAGAATTTTACAATAGGAACTTCTAGTGATGGAACTTGTTCATCTCTTGCAGGAAATGGTGTATACTTAGGAACTGATAAAATATCATTAGGTTCTAATTTTTCTGTAGATAATACGGGTAACTTAACAGCTTCTTCTGGTAAAATTGCAAGTTGGTATTTTACAGATGGTGCTTTTTATAATCAAACTGCTAAAGATGCTGCTGATAAAGACAATGAAGTTGGATATGGAAAATGGAACGATAAAACGAAAAAATATGATAGCATTTATGAAAAAGGTATGTATTTTGGAAACGGTGGAATAAGATTTGGTGCTAATTTCCATGTAGGCAGTAATGGTAATATGTTTGCTATTGCTGGCACTATAGGTGGATGGAGGATTGGTTCTAGTTCTTTAACTGGAGGTAGTTTAAAATTAAATAGTGATGGTTCTTTATCTGGACCTGGTTGGAGTATTGCTTCTAACGGAGAAGCTACTTTTAGTAATGTAAAAAGTGCTAATATACATGATGGAACTATATCAGGTGGTAGTAGAACCGGTGGTAGTATTGATCCAAGTAAAGTTAAGGCTCCCTATGGCAGTGGTCCTTCTGGCAGTGGCTTTAATGGAGGCACTTTAAATCAATGGTGTAAAAATATTGTTACTACAAGTATTACTGCGGATTATATTACAAGTAAATTGAATTAGTCAGACTGGTCTATAACTAAAGACCTTTCAATTTGGGGGGATGCTTTTTATAAAGGTTCTGAAATTGCTACTCGAGATTGGGTAAATACTCAATTAACACACTATGCAAAAAAGGGTGAGACACCTTCTTCAGGATAATTATTAATGGAGTTAAATATTCATTAGATTAATAAGGAGATAAAAGGATGGAAAATATTAACTTAAAAATAGCGGAAGTAGATGCCGCATTGACATATTACCTACAGCAATTACCAGTTGGTGTAGCTTATTATATATTAAAAGATAAAGTAAGATAGCTTGAATTATTATATTATAATCAAGCAAGACAAGAACAAGAAAATATAAAATCTTCTGAAGAAGAAGCAAAGGAGTCAACAGATGAGTAAAACAGTAGTTACAAAAGTATTTAAAAAGAATAGTAACGGATAGTTTTCATCAGCAGTTCCTATTGGAACCTCTTCTGAATATGTATCTGTTTCTAAGAATGGAAACCAAGTGATGAGTTTAAATACTTTAATTGGTGATCCTTCTGTTTTTACAGAAACTTCATTATCAGATAAAGTAATAGAAATAGAAGAAAAAACAGGAATTGCAGATGCTTCCGCTACTCAAAAAGGATTAATGTCATCTGCGGATTTTAAAAAAATAAATCCTCAAATCATACAAAATGATGGAGATTTAAATAATATAACAAATATGGGTTGGTATAAAATTGTTTATAATCCTTCTGCTGATAAAAAAATAGCAAGTAATGTTCCTGAAGGAATTTTAGCTTCTTGTTGGATGTAGGTTCAACAATTATCTAATTCTAGCTTCTTTCAAAAAATTAGGACTCCTTCAGGAATTTATTTTGAAAGACAATTTACTAATAATCTTTGGTCAGATTGGAGTAGATTAGATAAAACTATGACTGCGGCAACCGATAGTACAGACGGTACGTTAGGAACAGTACCAGCCCCAGGAAGAGGACAACAAAATAATTTTTTAAGAGGAGACGGAACGTGGGCGCCAGTTGAAAATACATGGGTAGAAAATACCGTTAATACAAATGGATATGTTCTTGCTCCTTCTTCAAGTAATTCAAATAAAGTTTGGAAAACAGATATAAACGGTAACCCTGGATGGAGAGACGAAGAAAAAACTTCTTATAATATATTAGGGGCAAGTGGTGATAGCACTACAAACGGTGTACTTGTTCCTCTACCTGCTTCAAGTCAACAAAATAATAATAGTTTTTTAAGAGGAAATGGAACTTGGAGTGGTTTAAATGGAAGATTATTAACAGAAACGGAATATAATAGATTAAACGCTCAAGGACTTTTCTTTGGAGCAAAAATTGAATTTAATCCTCCTTCAGAAGCAACGTATGGAGGTTTTATTGATTTCCATCATAAAAATGGAACGAGTGACGATTATAGCGCAAGAATTATAGAATGGACACCAGGAACTCTTACTCTTTATCATAATATAGATGTTTTAAATAATACTACTACAAAAACTTTAAATGTGGCTAATACTGTTAATATAGGAGGAAATTCTAATATAGAAGGAAATTTAACAGTTAGATCTGATTTTGGTGTTACTGGAGGCGCTATCGTAAGAGGAACTTTTAGAGTTGATAATGGTCTTTATGCATCAGGTGGAGCTTCAATTTCAGGAAAAACTGAAATAAAAGGAATTTTGAAAACTCAAAGGGCTGATAATGGTGAAAATGGTCATACCGTAGTAGTAAGTTCTCTTGCTGAAACGGGTGGAGTTTTTATGTTAAATAGTTATACAGGAAAAACTTTACAGGTGCTTGGAAACTGGGGAACAAAAGGTAAAACAAGTTCACAATATATTGCTGTAAGTTCTTCAGATATACGATTAAAAGAGAATATAAAAGAAAGTCACGTAAGCGGTTTATAGTTAATAAATAAAATTCCATTATATGAATTTGATTGGAAAAGAGATAAACAACATCAGAAAATTGGTTTTATAGCAGATTAGTTAGAAAAAATAGATTCTAATTTAAGTCTTGGTAGTTAGAAATCATATGATGAAAATGGAAATCCTATTTATAAGAGTGTAAATACTTTTTATTTACAAGGCTTTGAAATTAAGGCTATTCAAGAGTTATCTCAACAAAACCAAGAACTTAAAAAAGAAATTGATTCTTTAAAGAAAGAAATTAAAGAATTAAAGAAAAAAGTATAAAAAAAAGGGAAACGATAAAATAAATCGTTTCCCTTTTTTCTTTTTAAAAAGCACTTTTATGCTATTTAATATAAGCTATTCCTAAACATATGGCATCGCTTATATCATCATTAACATCTATATTATAAATCATTTTAACTAAACGCTTACTATTAGCTTTTAAAGTGTCTCGTCTTATCCCTGGCCCAGTTTGTATTCCACATAATCTTCGCCAATGCCCAGATACATATAAATCTACTTTATAATTTAAAATACCTAATTTTGTAACAGTTTCTCCTTGAAGATATATTAATGCTTTATACACTGCTTGGTTTTGTTTAACATCCTATGGTAAAATTTCTTCCATTACAATATTTGTGGGCTTATATTTTTTACATATCTCTATAATTTTATTACTCATACTTTCGATTCTTTTATATACGTTTCGATCATTCTATATTAAACATTCATAATGTATTAATTTGCCCTACTAAAATATTGCAATTCCGCTAGATTTAGTAGAGGCATCTATCGCTAAAGTTTTCATCGTTGAATTTACCTCCTTTAATCTAACTTGAGTATATCAAAAAATTTTAAAAAAGTCAAATAAAAAATGGGAATAGGTAAAACCTATTCCCATTTAATTTATATTATTTACTTCCACTACTTCCAAATCCGCCTTCCCCTCGTGCAGTTTCATCTAATTCTGTAACTTCTTCAAAAGTTAAATTAAATTTAGGAAGTAATGCAAATTGAGCAATTCTTTCATGCGGCTCTATTTTTTTCATACTATCTCGATCATTATGAACTGCTACTTTAATCTATCCTCTATAATCGGAATCAATAACACCAACACAATTTGCTAAGCGGAGGCCCTTCTTTGTAGCGATACCGCTTCTTGGGAAAAGTCCACCCCAATAATCTTTAGGGATTTCCATAGCAAGTCCTGTTCCAATTAATTCTGTTTTATGCGGCCATATATATGTATTTGTTTCCGTATTAGCATATAAATCCCACATAGCGGCATCCTAACTTCCGCAATAAGGAAGTTTAGCATTTTCATCAAGTCTCTTAACTTTAATATTTATATTATTCATCAGCTACATCTTCCTCCGCGCAATAAATAGGCATTAACTCACAATCAGGTTCTTTCTCTTGACAAAATTCTTTAGTAATAATAACTCGTCTCCATTCATCAATAATTTCACCTTTTTGCTTTTGTGTTTTAATTTCATTGCTAGTTTTTATGACAGTATATTGAGGATTTGTTTTAGCCTATTGAATAAGTTTTGTTGCTTCTGACTATGAATCACAACGGTACTGCTAAGTAACTTTAATTAAATATCTGCTCATTTTATCTCCTTTAAATTTGTGAATATATAAAAGTTATATCATTTTTATTATTTAATAATATCTGTTTTTCTTTTGTTTGTTTTTCTATTCTCTATAAAAGATTTTTTGGGCCGCCGCTTAAATAAACTTTCTTTAAAGTTTTATCTTTTGCGAAAAATTCAGGAAGATAAGACATTGGAATCTATTGAGTTTTTGACGGAGAAAAGAATCCATTTTTAATACAAACAGTTTGTTTCCAATCTCCTATTCTTATCTTACAATACGCTGTTTTCATTATTTCCTCCTTAACATTCTATAACGGCATTATCATATGGAAATAAATAATAAGCAAAAGGTTCATCATCAATTCTTAACCAAATTTCAAAATTACCATCAGGTTGCTCTTCAATAGAAAGTACGTCTCCTCTATTAGTGCAACATCCTAAACATTCTTTTGCAGCTATTGCGGGAGGATTTGGATTTTGATTTTCATACATGTGAAAAATAGTAAAATCGCTTCTATCTTTACAATATAACATCCCATATGAATCACACTTCATATTAAAAAAATTTTCAATCTTATCTTGCGCGCTTGCTAATTCAAGATGATTCATAGGTTTAAACAACTATTTATTTGACATTAATTGTTTATTAGCGGTATATAGTGTTCCCATATTAAGTTCTGCCATTAATTATCTCCTTATATCTCTACTTTTTTGTATAATCCACAATGACATTCTCCTAAACCTTGCTCCATAAATTCTTTACAAATACATTTAGTATCTTCATTTTTTATAGTTTTACATGGGCAATACCCGTTATTAGCTTTGAGCATTGCCCGTATCTAATTAGCAAGTTCTTTGTCATCAGTTACCTTTATCGTCATAATATCAACCTTTCTGCATATTGATTATCACTAGCAAGATATACTCCTAATACCTCATCATAATGTTTTTCTTGATTAGGAATAAATCTACCATACTTTATAATTATATTATCAAAATTTTTAAAAAAAGTCAAAAACCATTTAATTTCATCTTTATTATATCCAGTATATATGATTATATCATCATTAGATACTTCTCGAAATTTCTTAATAAAGTCAAGAATTTGATAAAAAGAATCAAACGGTTCTAAGCCTTGAAAAACAATAGCTTCAGAAATAGGATTATTTAAATATCTTTCTATGATTTCTTTTATTTCTATTTCTACTTTTGGCGCGGAAGCTAGGTCTGAATTCTGACAGACCTGCTTCCCGCATTCCTTATCACACTTAAATGTACAATAAGGCATCATTATTGTCATACAGGGTTTTTTATAATTAACAAAATCTTCTTCTATAATATCAATTATTTTCATAATGTCTCCGCAGTATTATTTATCGGTTCCCATCTCCGCATTTTATATTCTTTTACTCTTGCTTTAGACCATGAATTAACTGGTGTATAAAAACCTACAACACGAGTATATGATGTTTCAACTGGTTTTCCGCAAACTGGACATGTTGTACCATAAAAAGCATGATTTTCTTCACAAGCCTGAATTATTGTATTAAAAGCAAAATATGTAACTCCCGCGTCTGCAATATATTTAACCATTTTATATGCCTTTTCATAAGAATCAAAAGGCGCATCAATGTTTGCATGAAGGATAGAACCACCGTTACAGAAACTATCAAATAAAGCCTGTACTCTAACTCTCTCTTGTAATGTTGTTTTAATTCCTAATGGAATAAATTGATTTCCATAAAGAGGTAAATCATAAATATTTGCATTGGGATAAAAGAACATATCTTTTTTCATAAGTTTTGCGGCAGCTGTTTCACCAGGAATTTGCTCTGTATTAATCATATAATCACAATTATAATAACGAATAAATTCATCTGCCGTTTGTCTCATTACTTTAAAGATTTTTTCTCCAAATCTACTTGCTTCTTCTGTATAAAAATTATTTCCTAATTTATCTTTTTGAACATAGCCAAAGCGTTTCATTGTTTCATATATACCGATAAAACCAATAGTATTATATAAATGTTCAAAATCAACTAATTTATATGAAAAATTAGGAAGTAATTTTTTATCTACATCACGTTTAATAATATTACGAATTACATCAAGAGCCTTTAAATCTAAAAGAACTCGTTTTTCTAATTCTTCAAGGTACTCTTGCTCTGAATTTGTATCAAGTGCTAAACGCGCTAGATTAATAGTAGAAACTTTTACACTACCAACTTTAAGTGCAGTACCTCCAATTGAATTAAAATAGCCTAAATCTCTTATATCACTTTTTAATCTGCAACAATTACTTAGACTATTTACACTATTGTCTACAAAAATATTACTATCTGACCATATCATATTATGACGGATAGCCCATTCCGCAAAATCAGGGTCAATAAAATCTCCATTTTGGTAAAGTAATGAAATGGTATTTACAGGAAATGTAAACATATTTTCACTTCTCGTTTTCGCCATCTATTCCATATACCACTTTTGAAATTCAATAATTTCATCTTCGTAATCAATCATAAAAGTGCCATCTGGAAACTCTGCCCCACCAAACAATGCTTCAAAATAAGGCCTATCAAATACTGATGTATTAGTGAAGGCGGATTGCTGTCCATCACGAACATAAGGCTGATTCACTGCATAAATAAACCGTTGAAAGTTTTGACGAGCATATCCTTCCGCGGATTCTGATGTAGTTATACCAAGATAATCCGCCTATTTATCTTTATTCCAAAAATAAAACATATATGGAATTAAGTTTGGCAAACCAACTGCTCCGCTACTTCGATTACTTGCAAAACCAATAAACTCTTTTACAAAGTCAACAAAAGTAGTAAGATGTTTAGCAGGTTTATAATTAAACGGATCTCCTATGAAATAAAGACCCTTTTCCGCCAAGTCTTTTAAATCATAAGCAAAACAATAGTGTTTAAATGTGGATGTATCTGAATCATGTAAATATAACTCTCCAATCCACTCCGCACGTAACCATTCATTAGCTGTTTTAAATCCATACTTCTTTTGAATTTCATAATAAATTTTATTAAAAGCTAAAAGTTTTCTATGCGGCTTGGGCATTTCAGAAAGTAATGTTACCATATCTTTTCGTCTTACATTACTATTTCCATCTATTGAAACATTAGCAACTGTTTTTTCATCAATAAAATTATCTATAAAATCAGTATAACTTAATTGATCGTCATCGAATCCATTAATTCGTGCAATCTATGTTCCAAACTATCCTTGCAGTTTATTATATTGTGTCGTAAAATTTTTTCCAAGTCTAATATTAATTTGCATTAGTTATAGTTCTCCTTTAACCATTTAACTGCTTGCCCAAAATCTAATATAGTATTATCTATTTGGAGGGCGGGAACAGATTGAATCCCTAACTATAGCATTTTATCTATGTTTTCATTTACAGTATACTATATATTAGTTTTATCTAATTTAGTTTTTAACACTTTACATTTTGGACAATTTGTTGAATAAAATATAATCATCATTTTTTCCTCCATTTTATATTTTAAAATCATAAAGCATGAATTAATCAATTTTGTTCCTATCGAATAATATGAAGTAAATCAGTTATAATAGGTTGAATCTAATTTGTTGAATTATCAATTACTTTATAGGAAAAAGGAAGATTTAAAAAATCTTTTTTATCTGATAAAAATCTTCGACATATTTCATTACAATTAGGATTACCTTCTCTATTTAATTGTCTTAATAATCTAATTTTATCAGGACACCAAATAAAAATAGGAGTACAATCAATTCTATCATTTTCTAATAGCTGTTTGATTGAATTAGGAGAAAAAACACCTACATTAATTTTATCTTCTTTTAAAACATCAATAGATGTACCATACCACCAATTATTAAAGCAAGAAAATTCTATCCACTTTTTTAAATTTTCTCCACTCATAAACTCATTTGCTGTATTAATAAAATGATAATGTATTCCATCTGCCTAATAAGGTCTTGCAGGACGAGTAGTAGAAGATACAATTTTATTTAAATTCATTTTTGCGTAAGGTGTCTGAAAAAGGTTGGAAAGGATATAATCCTTTCCAGACCCCGCAGGACCGAATAATGCTATAATTTTATATTTATTCATTATCTTCTTCTCCTTTTAATAAATAGAGTAATATATCTTTGGCATTATAATTAAAAATATGATAAGGATAAAAACTAAAAACATTATTAAAAATTTTACATTCATGTTTCCATTTACATTTATCTTCTTCACATTTACCACCATTATAACATTCAATACACATAATTATAAGATTATAAGGACTCATTATTTTCCTCCATTCCATATCTTGCGGAAGCTAGTTCAATCCTTCTTCCATTTACATTCGTTATCAAATAAAGCTGGTGCCCGCCAGTACTTTTATATTTTTTAGCTACGAAAGTATCATCTCGTCTATAACCTGTAACTAAAAGTTTATTACCACGAGTAAACCAACCTTTTTCTTTTACTTTTTTAACTCCTTCTTCATTCACTTCACTTATCTGTCTATTGAACATTGCATAATAATCACGAGTAAATTTAACATTAACAGTTCCTGTTGGTGTTAAAAGTGTAACTATATGACGTGTATCATTTTTACCGATAACAGTTCCCGCAATCCTTTGTAACTTATAAATAGGAATTTGTTTTCCATTACGTTTGAAGAAATAATCTACTACAGGAGTTGAAGAAAGATTATTAAAATCTACGATACCATAAAAATTATTATCAATATTTTTTAACTCATGGTCGTGATAATAGAAACATAATGATTTCATTTCCCAGAAGGAAATATTTCCTTCTGCATATTTATTCCATTCTTCTTCAAAAAGTTTTAAATTCAATTGTTTTAAAACCTCTTGTTGATTAGACTGTAACCAGTTTCGCACTCTATCCATTACTTTAGAATAAATTTTATCCCATATCTTTTGTTTTATTACAAAACAATTATTTATAATTTCAATATTCTCCATATCAAAATGGTCGGAATAAAAATTCATACCGTTTTGGTCAGGCATTACATAATAATCTTGCCATTTTCTAGCTTTTAAATATTTATTAAAATAATAAACAGTTTTTTCAAACTCTAAAGATTCAGGTAAAAGATTATAGTTAATAAGAGTTGACATATTTTGAAGATTTAAACGGGTTTTAGGGTTACTAGTTATAGATAAATAATAAACCATAGCCCAAGTACGTGGGTCAATACTAAGAGATTCTGCATCTTCTTTTGACAATTCATCAAAAGCACCAGCTTTAATTAAACTAATCATTGCCGTTTTATTTAATTTACATCTATTCATAAAATCTTTAATAGATATATACGGACGGTTTTGTTTAATCTGGTCAACAACAGATGCACCTACATTACTTAATGCCTTCATTCCGAATAAGATTTGATTGTTTTCTACGTCAGGTTTAAACCCATAATCTGATTTATTAATATCTACTAAACTAACTTTAATACCCGCATTAATAATTTCACCTAATGCTTTTGCAACCTTACCATAATCAGTTGCATTTTCTTTTTTCTTAGTAGGTGTATCATCTTCATCATACTCAACATCATCTTCTTCTTCAAGACTTCCACTATTTACTACAAGACATGCGGCATCCCAATAAATTGGACTCCAATGTGTAGCAATATAAGCAGTCTGGAAACCGATAAAGCTATAAGCAAGAGCATGAATAATAGAGAATGAATATCCCATCTGCGGACCTACACCATTTTCCCAGACATATTTACCTAATTTTTCTGATGATGCTCGCTCTAAGATTTTTTGATGTAGTTCTGGAATTTTACTCATTTGTTTTTTACCAACAATTTTTCTCGCGGCATTTGCTTCCGCCAAAGTAAAACCACAAATATTCTTATCCATAAGCATTAACATTAATTGTTCTTGTGAAGGTGGAACTCCATATGAAGATTTAAAATACGGCTCAAGATAATCTCTTTCATTTGGTGTTAAACCAAAAGTATACATTTCTTTATACCAAAGGTCAAGATTATTCTTATAACGGATATATTTTTCCATAGGAGTTTCTGCACCCTTTTCCGCAGTCATTAATCTCATAAGACCATTGGCATCCGTTAACTCAAGAATTGTTTTTGGTTTAATTTTTTTAGCGGCCTGACTACCAACTTCTGAATCAAACTGAAATACATTTATTACCGTACCATTTTGAATTGCTTTCCATACATCTTTATCGTCTATTGGTAAAACATTTGGATGGAAATATTTATCATATACGGGACGTAAATTAATTCCTGTATCTTCAACTACACCATCTTCTTGTAAAAATCTAATTGCTTGAGCAAGTTTATCTTGAACTTCTGTAACCAGAAAATCATATTTAACAAGACCTGCCGCTTCACAATCATGTAGGTCATACTGTGTAATTATTTCTCCTTTTGGAGTTTTCATAAAACATCCAAATTCATATGGATCTTCGTCGAAAAGAATTACACCAGAAGCGTGACTACTACGTTTATTTACAAGACCAACAATACCAAAAATAATATCAAGAAGTCCAGGATATTCATTTACTTCCTTTACAAAAGTATGAACTGGTTCTCTATCTTTATCTTTATTACCATTTATAACATCTTCAAGAGGCCATAAGAATCCTCTTTCGGAAGGAATTAATGATGCAATATATTGTGCTTCGTCATTATCAATACCATCAGGAAATTCTTCTGACCTATAACCGCGGCAGGCGGTAAGAACTGCGGATTTAGTTTGTTCTGTACCATATGTAGCTACTAAAGTACAACCTAGATTCTTTCGAGATAAATCGTCTATATCAGGATTGAACCTGCTACCGCGCTCTTCTTTTATCTTTCTTACTATTGTTCCTTTTTTCGATGGACATATATCAATATCAATATCACCTAATTCAGTTCTTTCATCATTCATATAACGAAAGAAAGGAAGGTTCCATTCAATTGGGTCAAGCTGAGTAATACCTAAAAGATAATGATTTAATGCGGCACATGATGAACCTCTTCCGGCACCGACAAGACTTCCACATTCCCATATCATATCAATATAATATTTTAGTGTAATAGGATATTTAAACATATTTGTTCCAAGTTTTTCTCCTATTACTTTTTTTACTCTTGCTTCTTCTTCAAGTTCATCCCAGTATTTTCTTAATTTATTTTCCATTAATGGTGAAAAATCCATTTGAGGATTCATTTTATCAATTTGATTTGCACATTCATTTATCCAATATCTATCATAAATATTATCAGATAGATATAATTCATGTAAATTAGGATAAATTTTTTGTTCGTCAAACCAGTCAACATACTGTTTAGGATAGTCTTTTACCGGTACGCTTGGAATAGTTTGATTATGAAGTAAATCATATATCTGAATTTTATCAAACATTTCCATACTATTAGCGCACATTTCTTCTATTAATTCGCCAATAGAAGGTTCAAGATTTTTTCTTAAATCATCCTCATCTTGAAGATAAGCGTACTCATAGAAAGCATCTGTTTCTCTTTCTCCACCTTTAGAATTAAGATAAGCCTTATGAATATATCTATCTTCCTTTTTAAGATAATGAGCATCGTCACCGATTACAACTTTCTTCCCATATAATTGTGCAATTTGAACTAATTGATTATTTGCAATAATCTGTTCTTTAGATGCTCCTGGAGCAACCTCAACGTAAAAATCATCACCAAAAACTTCATCAACAAATTTCATAAAGTTAATGATTTGATTATATTTAATCGTTACCGTTTCCATATCTTCTATATGTCTAGCTTTTTCCATTTCTATAATACAACTAGACAATTCCCCGCCAAGACATGCAGACGTTGCTATAAGATGACCTGGATTCCGCATTACTATTTCTTCTAATTCACTCTTGAGAGTTGGTACACGTTCCATACCTCTATCCCAATAAGAGTTCATCCAGGCACGTGATGACAATTGACGTAACTGTTTATGGCCTTCCGCATCTTTAGCAATTAGTATAAAGTGATAATACTTTATACCATTTTGTCTTACATCTGTAAGATATATTTCATTACCTATTGCGATCTTAAAATCTGGATTTTCTTTTTGAAGTTTACAAACACGAATAGATTGGGCAAGGGTTTCATGGTCTGTGATAGCCAATCCCGCAAGCCCAATCTCTTTTCCTCGTTTTACGAGGTCTGGTAATTTATTTATACAATCGAGGAGTCTAAAATTTGACATCTCTGTATGACAATGTGGAACAAAACGTTGCATTTATTAAACCTCTCTTTAATTTATTATATAAATATTATATCATAATTTTTATTAATTGTCAAAAATATGACTCTCCATCAAATATATCTACATTTCTTGTATTGTTAAGTACTCTTTCAAATTCTGTGCAAGTTACATAAAATTCAATTATTTCAGGACAAGATTCATTATCTATTTTATTTGAAACTTTTGAAATAATTTCGGGGGTTTCAATTTCTGTGTATTTACAAACTTTTCTTTTTTTACATTCTTCACATTTAAAATTTATATTCATATCAGATACTCCAATAATTCTTTTCCTTCTATTATTAAAATAATCGTTCTATATCTATTTCTTCTCTTGCTAAAGACGTTTCTTTTAAAAAAGTTGTTTCTAAAGAATACTCTATATAGTCTTGAGCAAGATACCGAGTAAAAACAAAGCCATTTTTAATTAGTTGTTTAGCGTCTTCTAAACTATACCAATGTAATAAATCTTCTTTATTACTACATGAACTAAACCAATTTTTATTATCTTTATGATAACGTTCATCATAATCCATTGGTAAAAATTTAGTTTGACAATTTTCTATTACTCCAATGCCCCATACTAATTCATTATTTGTATTATACCATAACCCGTTATCTGGCGTTTTACTTTCTAATCTATATAACCACTTCATATTAGATATTTTAACTCCTCATATTTTTGTTCTTATTTTTATCTCACTAAAACTAATTTATCACTTGCTCTTGTAACTGCCGTATAAAGCCATCTTGCATGTTCTTCTCTATCAAAAGGAAAAGATTCCTCTAATACACAAACATTATCCCATTCACTACCCTGTGATTTATGGACCGTAATAGCATATCCATAAGTAAACTCCATCGGAACAAGATGAGCAGTTTTACGATTAGAGGTAAGTTTATAAATTTTACGATAGTCCAAGCATCTTTCTCCTGTAAGAATCTGCATTTCATCCATTTGAAGCGGGCCAAAATTTGCATTACTATCAGAAGTAAAATCTGCTTTTAAAACTTTAATAATATCACCACCTGCCCAACCAGGTGCTCTATTATAAGTTTCATATATGTTACTAATATAGCCAATAGTTCCATTTACAAGAGGGTCATAGTTATCAGCTTGATAATCCCAGTAATTTCTGAGACAAATAACCTTATCCCCATCTTCCGGTTTGTTTCCACGTCCCATAAGGTCTCTCATCTGGTTATTAATGGCAACACGTGTTGCATTTGTACCTACTAGTATCTGGTCTGCCCATTTAAGTACACCAGTATTTAAATCTTTTTTAGGCATAACAATCACATCTGAACCAACAGAATAATCAAAAGATTCTTTATTGCGAACTTGCATAGAAAGTCTAATAATTTCAGAGTCTAATGCCTGGCGCATAATTTCATCAAGAAACACATCTGGAGTATTTAATAGACCATTATCTTGATTTTTATCTACTGGCGGAAGCTGGAACGGGTCTCCTAAAGCAATAATAAATACATTATGAGAAAAAAGAAGTTCCATTAACTGTTTAGGAGCCATCGAAACTTCATCTACAATAACCACTTTATAATCTATAGTAGCTTTAGGGATACGAAAAAAAGTTCCATCGGGTTTAGGAATACTTTCATAAAGAAGTTTATGTAAAGTTAAAACATTTTTATTTCCTTTTTTAAGAAGAACTTGCGCGGCCTTACCTGTATAACAAGCATAAACTACATCTTCTCCAGGATTTATCCCAGGTAAATTTTGAACAATAAATTTTACTAATGTAGATTTACCGGCGCCCGCATATCCAGATATTACACAATATTTTTCACCATTAATATATTTTTCAATACAAGTTTTTAATCCTTGTTCTTGTTTCTTTGTAAGAATCATTATTCATGTTCTCCTATCGTTTCATCTAAAATTTCACAAAAACGTAATATATCCCGTTTAGCTACATCATAATATTTAGATTTTTCAGATTTATGATCTCTTTGCCATTCTAATTCAGCCATAGCTTCCCTTGCTCTGATATATCTATATACTAAAGAGTCATATTGATAACCCTTTAATTTTTTTTCATCTTTTTTCGTAAATAATTTAAAAACAGTATCACCAATTCCTATTTCTTTTATTTCTGTGTCTACAAATTCTGCCATTATTCTTCCTCCAATTTTTTACCCATTCTTAATTTCATTAATCTACTAATGAATTCTGTTTGAGTAAGAACAGTTTCAGATATTTTATTCCTTCCTATTGAATGAGATAAAATGGCTGGTTTACTAGCTTCTAATGCTTTTTGAAAACCTTGATTTTTATATAATGCATTGTATGCTTTATTTAATAATAACTGATACTCTTCACTATTTCTTTTATATTCTTTTCCATTCCAGTAAAGAGTTTGATTTTTTTGCCATTTCTTTTCAGAACCTTTATATTTAGCAGCACGGCCCACTAAAGAGCAAACATATCTCTGCATATCAACATTTTTAAATTTTAATGATTGTAAAAATCCTTCCATTGAATTGCATCGAATTCCATCTATTTCAAAGGGGTGAGGCGCAAAATTACTTAAAGCATTTGAAGGATATTTACCTGTGCTATTTATATCCATTATTTTCTCCTTTTTATCTATCTACTATTATAATTTTATATTTTTCTTTATCATTTTTATCTAAACTTTCTATCCATTTATTTACTTTTTTACTAGGAAAAGTAGGTGATAATGTCAATAAAATTGCATTACCATATTTATCTTTTAAAATTTTTTCATTTTGAAAATGTTGATTTTCTGTAATTCCATAAGAAGCAAAATAATAATATACTCTAGTTTCATGTATTAAAATATAATTAGGTTTAGAAAAATATAAAATTTTAGCCATAGTATTTTCTCCCTTTATTCTTATATTATAATTTTATCATAAAAAAAATAAAAATGCAAAATCGAAATAAAAAAGACCAAGACCTAATTTTAAATCAGAATCTTGGTCTAGCGCGCGCCCAGCAGATTAAAATACAAAATTGCCTCGGTCTATAACCTAATAGTCCTATATAAAAATTTGAGGAGTTACATTTCCCATCCATTCGTTTTGATGTGCTCTCCCTATTATATTTAATTCATAATAACCAGAAGTATTCTGTAACATATAACATTCTTCATCAGTTGCTTTAAATTTAATCAATGATATACCTTGCGGAGTAGTTATTTTTAAAGTGTTATTTTTCTTAACATAAACCGTTACCATATCTGAAGTTACTTTTAAATGTTCAATACATATGAATGGTTCATCTATATCTTTTCCCCATAAATCCTACATATTAGCAATAGTAAGTATATCATTTGGATTTATATTATTTCCTTGATAAATATAATCTACATAATACATTGCCTAATTAGGCATATCTTTTAATAATTCATCTGTTTTTTCTATAAAGGCGGGAATGTTTTTTTGTAATATACCTAAACCAAATGCACCAGGGTGACCTACCTAATACATTGTCAAACCTGTTTCCGCGCATATACTTTTAAAATCATTTATTCCTACTTTATCACATCCTCTTGCGGAACCTTGATATGATATAGTAGTATATTCATTTACTTCTTTATAAGGTGGGCAGGGTTCCTTTTCTATAACCTTTGTTAATAAACACGTAGGTCGTTGATATTTAGCCATAATTTTATTTGCAATTAAACCTGCAATATTCTTATCAACTTGTCCAGGTTCAAGTAAGAATAATAATACTTTATGGTCTAAAAGATGTTGTTCCTATATCATTCTTTCTATTGTTTGTAACCCTGCCTCTTGTGCTTTTGTCTGCCTGTTTTTTACATTAGTAACAATTCGCATAACTTGCTAAACAAGCTGTTCTTGCTAACCTAAGAAGTGTCCTCTTTTGGTAGAAGGTAACATTTTAAACGCTTTATGTTTTAACATAGATTCAAATGTTAATGTTTTTTCTTCTTTTGTTCCACTCCTACAAATAGCATTAATATATGGGGCTACATAAAAAGCTACACTCATATGATTAATTTTATTATTCATAGAAAAAGCATTTTTCTCGGATAAATTTACAAAGAATGGATTTTTAAGATTATGAAATCCTTTATTAATAAGATGTTTTGTTTCAATAGATAGCATAGACATCATATCAGCGCAGTTGCCCAATGCCATTAAATCAGTATAATTATTAGCATTGTTAATTTTTAATAAAGAGTCAAGATAACGGCAAAATTGCCAAACAACACCAGCCCCGCTAAAATCTTTATTAGGATAATTTGATAGTTGATTATTTATAACAATAGCATCAGGATTCTATACGTCACAAATATGATGATCTAAAATAATTGTACTAATACCATTTTGTTTTAAACGAGTGCATTCTTCTATATCATTACTTCCTGCATCTGGAATAATAACAAGAGAGTATATTTTAGCATTAATTATCCAATCTATATGGTCATTTAATCCATGTTGTTTTCCATCATGTACACGATAATCTAAATTAGTTTCTACCCAGGCGGGAAACAGGTCATGTAGATAATTAATCAAGATTGCAGAACTGGTAAAACCATCAGCATCACTATCTACGATAACTAAGCATTTATTATTATTTGAAATAATTTTACTTAAAAGTGCAGCCGCCGCACTTAATTTTTCTTTATCTAATTCCATAAAAGAATTTATATCGTTGTCTGTTGTATTAAGATAATGATATACGTTATTATAAGGGACTCCCCTATTAGTTAGAATTTGTTCTATTGTTGAATAACTCTAATTAATAGGATTTATTAATTGATATTTCATATTTTTTATTACCTTTCATTTATTATTTTCTCTTCTTTATATGATAACAAAAAAAATTTGAGTTGTCAAATTTACATGACAACTCAAATAATAATCCTATTCTTAAATAATTCTAGAAAGACATTAGGTCCTTTATCTATGGGACTATCTTTGAAATCTAATAAATGTTCTTTATCCCATAGAAAACTTATTTGCACTTTTGAATTATATTTTTTATTAATATTAATTAATTTTTTAGTCCATTTTTTCCAATTATCGTCTCCAGTCTCTTCATATTGTCTATCGAAACCAATAATAATTTCTTGAACTCCAAGAGATAAAAGCATATCAATTTGATAATTAATTAAGTTACTTCCACATGCGGCGACTGTAATATCATTCTCGATACCGAAATAACTTTCATATAGGAGCGGACTTTTTTCACCTTCAAAAATAATAGCCTTTTTTATATTACGTATATTATTTTTGCTAACGTTAATATTATATAAGTTAAAACCTAAAGGATGATTATACATTTTTCCGTGAATAATGGCAGGAATATATTTACCTCTCGTTTCATTCTCTTTAAGTAATGTCCGCTCTCTAATACCAATTAACTCTCCATTAATATTATAATGAGGAATAAGTATACCTTGAGTTATAGGGTTGTAACGTATATTATGATATTGAATTACCTCTTGTGATATACCTTCTTTAATCCATGGGAGTATAATAGGCTGTGGAAAATTTTTTAAAAAATCGCATTGAAAAGTATTGAGAGAGACAATTTGATTACTTGATTTTTTATGTTTTTTTGCTTCTAATTTTGAGAAAATTTGCCAATCTGGTAATTCTGAATGTTTCTCTGAAAATATTTCATTTGGCGGCTCAATATTAAAAAAGACTGCAACATAATGAACAGCATCAGGTAAATCCCATGGGCGAGATACTTTTCTACCTTCTTTAGACCAATATACAATCTGTTCTTGTGCTGTTGCTTTTATTTTTAATGTTAATTCAAAAATATCAAATGTATCATTACATTGTGTAAAACATTTAAATAATTTTGTATTATCATAATAATATAATTTAAAAGAACCGTGACCAGGCGGATTATGACAAATTGTACGAGATATAATTATGTCGTGATGAATCTGTGGCTCTCCGCCCATATCAGTAAGGAATTCATATACTTGGTCAATCGTCAAATTGTTCTTTATATCTTCGAGATATTTCTTTCTTTCGACGTCGTTCATTTTCTTTTGCCTTTATTTCTTTTAATTTTTTACAACCTTTACCGCTGCAATTGTTTCTATTTTTGCAATCCCAACAATTGTCAGAGTCCCACCAGTACCAATGAGGAGGAGAAGGTTTAGGTTTACGAAATTTTTTCTTCATCTTCTAATAAAGGTATTATCAATAATATACTTGTTTTTATCTTCTGGAATCTCTATAAGTCTTTTCCATTTTGATAATGGACAATAAGGAAGTTTTTCTTTAGTAGGATTAAATTTATAACCTCCAGATATTTTTGTCGCACAACAGGTAAGATAATCTCCTTCTTCATATAAGAGAGGGCATTCCCCACAATTTTCAGGAAAAGGAATATCAATATGTGTTACAACTTCTTCTCTCTTCATTAAAACGCACCTTTCTCTGGTATAACATTAACTTTAAAATCTTCCATTTCAATCAATTCATAAACATATGATGTAGCAAAAATAGGATTAATTCTACATGTACCTAAATCCGCTTTACACCATAATAGAATATGATTATATTTACCTCGTCTATTTTTATATATAGACATTTTAAGATTAGGAATTTCCATACCCTTTTCAGAACAAAGTTTATTTATAACTTCTTTATCTGCTTCCGTTAAATTAAGTAAGATACTGCCTGCATCAATTTTATCAGCAATGGATTTTGCACCACGAAGAAGGTTTTGGTCAAAAATTGTAACGCTAGTATAATCACCATTTAATTGTGTACTTGACATAATGAAAATATTATTTTCAACAGCAAGGTCTTTAAGTCTAACGCTAATCATAAAAAGAACATTATCTTCTCTTAAACCTTTTACGGATGAGCGGGAAGCTACTTCATGAAGAATTTTCATACTGCTATGAATATAGTCTAAAAAGAAATAACTAACATTATAACTTCTAATAGAAGTTTTAACTACATTCTCAATATCCTTTAAAGAGAAATCATGGAGTTCTTTTAAGTATAAAGGACTCTTTTCAATTAAATCAATAGCATGAAGAACCCTTTCTTCTTCGTCTCCAACATATTTATATGTCAGAATGTGCTCTTCATTTACGCCAGATAGGAAAGCCCACATCATAGTTTGAACTTCATCAAATTCTTGTTCCGTCATAACATACATAGTAGGTTGTGCGGGACCTGTACTTACCCATTGCTTCTTTTCTAAATCATAAATTTCATCACAACCAATATAACAAGCGTCTGCGGCCATTGCTCTGGATTTACCTACATTAGTTGCTGCTGAACGTAGATAAAATTTACCAAGGCGAGCACCACGAAACACGGTATTGATAAGTCTCCCATATAAAGGATAGCCAATATCAGGATTATTTTTTAACTGTTCAAATAACTGGCGGCCACCTTTACCGGCTTGAATTATACCGTCTGCCGCTCCGCCAGAATAAGATATTTTAATATTATCAATTTTCTCGTCAATTAAATCAATGATTTCTTGTTCGGTGTGATTATCTAACCAATCTTCCTGTGCTTGTTTTTTCTTTTGGTCAAAAATATTATTTAAATCATATAACCAAGATAAGTCCATACCTATTTCTTCGTTATATAATCTAAGTAGTGTCATCTTTTTTAGGCGGTGGTAATAATAATTAAATGCGGCAACCTGTGAGTTTTCACTTATCTTTTCAAGATATTCTGACCCTCGATTGGCTTTATATACAGCTAATTTTTTTGGTCTTGATTCAAGATAATCTTCGATGTTAGCAGAAGATATTTTTCTAACACCTAATTGATGTAAATTATATATACTACCAAAGATAACTTTATGAAATTCTTCTATAAAGTCGTCAAGAGTAAAAGTATACTGTTCATCTTCTAATATCTAAGGATTTTGATACACACTACCTATAATTTGAATTATGGCAGAGGTATCAGTATATCTCACTTTACTCATTTGTTACCTCAACTGTATAGAAAAACTCACTATGTGAACCTACATCAATCCAAGTCTTTTTATTGTCGTTTTCATCTTTCCATGTTCTATGATAATACATAACGAACTTATGTGAGTTATTTTCATTACACTTATTGATAAAATCTTGGATATGCTTCATAACAAATCCTTCTTGGCAAGTAGCAATAAGAGTATCGTTTTCAAATCTGTCAGAAAAATACAAATTTACCATATTATTCATCTCCTAAATCTAAGAGGCGGGGAGCAGGTCTTTGAGGCTTTGGAGGTACAATATTAAACTCAATAACCTGCTGCCGCATTTGTTTGTTACTATTTTGATACTGTGTTGTATATAACTGTTGATAATATTTCCTTACATCTTCATATATATAAGGAATAATACCAATTCCGCCATGACCTTCTTCTAAATTGCCATGATTAATATTATAAAACCAATGTAAACATCCTGTCATACCGCTCCAGGTATAGCCATATTGTTTTATAAAATTTAAGGCTTGCTTATTAATCATTACATAATTATAACCTGGTCCGTATATACTTTTTACACATTTAAAAAAATTCTCTTTATCAATTTCCTCTTGTTTAACACTATCGTCTTGAGACTCTGCACACTCTTTATGAGCATATCTTCGTGCTCCTACTTTAACAAAAGGTTCTTTATCTCGGTCAAAAGATTTTCCGCAATAAAGACATTTCACCATATGTACAGCCATTTTATTTCCTCATTTTTATTTTTATTATATCATTTTTTTTATAAAAAAACAAGGTAGTGATTTATATCGCTACCTTGTTATTAATTATTGTCTATCTTTAAATAATTCTTTTAAATCAAAAACAATTAAAGATAACTGTTCTGTTTGGTCTCTTGTAATATTAGCAATCTTTTTACCTTTACCTAAATATTTATCGGTAATTTCAGTAATATAAGGTGCGTAATGTACTTCTTCTTCTTTTGATAGAGAGGATAAAAGGTCTCGACATTGTGCGTAAAGATCATCAAAGTTAACTTCTGTAGAATAAATACTAACATTTCTCTCATTAGTAACAAATTCTTTTCCAGTATATTTAGCTTCTTCATCTATTGCTTTATTTAAACCATCAACAAGAGAATCATAAGAAAAATTAACTTCTGACTACATATATTTAAAACGAGATCCACAATCAATCGTGCCATCAAGAGAACGTAAAGTTAGAACTCTTTTAGGTTCGCCATCTCTAATTGTAAGATGTGCATAGCCATAAATATCAACCATATCCTTAATAATTAAATTATAACTATTACCAAGGGTAGGAACAATTTGATTATATTCTGTTCCGTCTTGTCTTTTAAAAGTTTTATCTTTATCGTGAGAGATAAAAAGTACAGCATATCCCATTTGAGTTACTTCTCTGAAGGTATCTTCTAACTATCGTTTTACTCTTGACCATCCTTGACCATAAGGAATTTGATTAAGTGTATCAACTCCTGCTTGTGAAATAATATATTTCTAACATGCGGCAGCTGCTATGTCAATTGTATCTACAATAATAGAATGGAATAAATCTTTTACTTCTGGCTTTTTTAAATCTCGTAGAATTATTTTCATATCTGCCCAGGTTGTAACGTCCTGTGCATATACATTTGGTAAGGCATTATAACCTTTCTAAAAAGCTAAAATAAGAGCACCTGGCATCTGACTTCCAAATGTCGTTTTACCAATTTTACCAGGGCCGTATATATAAGTAATATAACCACTTAAATCTCTACTGACTTTATGTGGTTGAAGTTTTGTTAAATCAATCATGTTTTCTCCTTTACTATTTTCTTATTTCATACTCACAGTAAACACAAATAACATAGGGAAGGTATCTTCCCTATGTTATCATTTTTATTACCAGTTAGGCATACCGCCAAAATTAAAAGTTCCCTGAGGGATATTTCCCATTGCATTAGGTGTAGGCATTGCCTGAGGAGTAGGTGCTGCCGCGCCAGCATTTCTCTGTGCGTAATATGCTTTTGCATTAGCCTTAACTTCTTCCAGATGAATATTTCTATCAGTAAGAGCCTTATTTAATTCATCTTTTGTGATTGTTTCTGCAATATCAAAAATATAAGGCTGAGGTTGTGCCCATGTAATAACCCATTCTCTTTCTTGACGAACAGAAGAATCAACAATTGTTCCACCAAAAGCATTTTCCATTACTTTATCAATCTTAACGGTAGTATTAATAATTTCTCCCATAACCTTAGTATAAACAGGATTATTGGCAGAAGCATTAAGACCAATAAAATAATTTACAGAACCAGGTGCTTTAGAATCTTTTGCAATTAAAACAATAGGTAAGATTGCATTTTTAAAATCAAATACATATGCTTTAATTCTAACAAAATCTTCTTGGATATTATGTTCAGAATCCGCAGGAACTACAGTAGTATCATAAATGATAGTGTCAAAAGTAAATTTATTTCTTGCGTTTTCAACAGGATTTAAATCAGAAATAAAAGTTACGAAACCACCTTCACTTCTTTGACGTGTTACAAGTTGGTCTCCACCTTGAGGATAAAAATCATTCAAAGCAAGAGAAGGTTCTACTCTCAACTTCTGTGCGGCATCCTTTCCTACATTAAGCCATGTTTTTCCATTTTCAAGAATTTGTTTTAAATTAACAAATGTACTATTGACTGCATTTGCCTTTGTAAATTCTTTTACAAAGGTATAATGTACAGGGATTACATTCAATCCTTCTTCATCTGTTGCAATAAAGATTTCTCCTGAAATAAAATCAAGACCATAAAAAGCTGAATTTTTATTAGTAACTTTTTTCATTTCAAGTTTGTGGTCATAAAGTCTTCCTTCAATTTTCTAAGCATTAATATTTTTTCTCATATTTTTCTCCTAATTATTTTTTCACATTTATGTTTTCTTTTTTACTTTATATTAATATTATATAATAAATTTTTATAAAAATCAAATTTACTGATTAAACAAAATTAATTCTTCGGCATAAGGTAAAGTTTTTACCCAATTACAAAAATCTTGACTCCATTCTGTAAGTTTATGATTTTTACGTTGTCCATACATATTTCGTAATGTTTCATAATTTGCTGTCCAAGTTCTAGTTTGTAGCCATCCCTCAGGAAGCCAACGTATAAGTTCTTTCCAATATTTTTTATCTTTTGTTTCAAGATACCGTTTTCTAAGAGTTTCACATATATCAATAATATAATCTATACAGTCATCGGTGGTATCATCAATAGTATATGGTTCACCATTAAAAATAATTAAATCTGAACTAAAGTCTCCCATTTCAAAACAATCTTTAGTAATAGGAGTACTAGCTAATTTATGCATTGTTGATGTTGAATTAGCAACCGTTGCTACTTTATAAGTATCAGCTTCCTTCCACCAATATAACGGTGCAGTTATATCAACAGAGACAAAGATTTGACGAAGAAATTTTCTATCACTTGCGCCAGCTTTAATCATACGTTGAGCCAAATCTAAATCTTTTGGACCTAATAAAGCTAAATCAAAAATTGTCATTCCGTTATCATCTTCTGATAGGATGCTATTTTTTATAAGCCAATCTATATAGCTATCTTCTAATCTACAATATTCAAGGCTTCCTTCTTCGATTACTTTTTGATTATTTTTTTCTGCTTTAATATTATAATCAGTTATCCACTCATGCGCAACTAAAAGAGTTGCTTCATAACTATACTCTTCAGGATACATTCCAAAACCACTATCACTTTTTCCCCAACTTTCAAGAGGATTACGTAAACCGCGGAAAGCACCTTCGAAATTCATTACTTTAGTATTCTCAAATTTCATTATTTATTTCCTTTCGTTACGTTTAAACCTACTTTATTTGATTGATACATCTAAATCCAAAAACGTTCTTTTTCATTTAATTTATCACGAGTACATTTCTAAAGAATTTCAAAAGTAAAATTCCATACTCCATATTTTTGCATATTATTATAAAGTTTATTCGTTGTGGAAGCATCTATACCAAGACCACATTTTACATGCTGTTTCCATCTATCTGCAACATTAACACTTTGTCCAATATATATGTCTCCAGTTTGTTTATTAGTAATTTTATAAATTCCACAAACAGAACCACTACCTAATACACGATTACATAAATCAGTAGTAGGTTTCATTACAAAAGCAGACCAAATAATTTTAGAAACAATAGAAGGGTCATTAAGCTCTTTTTTCCATTCTTGAAGATGTGTAATATCATTAATTTGTTTTTCAGATATTTTTATACGATAAAAAGATATTTTATCCTATTCTTCTTGCTATCTAAGACGTGCGGCGGTCGCAGCCTAATATACAGATTTAAGCTAGACCAAACTCGATTGAATCTAATTCCGCTATCTCTATATTTTACCTATCTATTGATATAATTGAGATTTCATTTCTATCTACTCTTGACGGATAGACTAATGAAAATCCTAACGATGTTTTATTCGTTGCTCTTCATAGTTTTGTTCTATTTGCTATAGTTCATCTTGACGAGTTTTCTTTCTAGTATCTAATATCGTTTGTTCCTATTGTTGTAACTGTTTTAACTATAAAAGTTTATTTTGTTTATTAATAATCTACTGATTTAAATTAGATATTTTAATCTATCTATTTCTTATCTATATTTTTATATTCTATTTTTCTTTTTCTAATGTTATTTCTTGCTATTTTAATTGCCGCACCTTATTAAATAAATAATAAGCAAATATAAGCACTATAAAAAAGAAAATTATTAAGACTGCTCGTCCTAACATTATATTAAAGAACGGGTTAAGTATAAAAACTTAACCCGTTATAAGAAAAATTATTCGTCTGTTTCTGGGTCAAAGTTGCGGCCGGACTCAGTTAATTTAACAAACTTAACAGACTCATGCTTAATACTACCATCTTTATTTTCAATTTGAAGTTCGCCTTCAACTCTTGTAGCAAGCGGGTCTTTTACTTTTTCATCTCCTACCGTCTTAGTATGTCTTGAAAAAGCACCTGTGATAATACCATTTACAGAACGAGGATCCATATCAAGGGCTGCCGCAATGTCCTTTGCAGTAATATCCTTATCTTCATTTTCCTTAATGTAGTTAAATACTAGCTTTGTGTTTTCCTTAAATTTTGCCATTTTGTTTTCTCCTTTTATTAAAAAAATTAAATTGTTTTATTTATAATTAATTATATATATTAATATAATTATTATATTCCTTTTAAAGATTCTCGGATAATATCATTAATTTCTAAAATCTCTGCTGTTGTAAGCTATTTCGTGATTTTAGATATTTCTTGATATTTTTTTACTTTAGACATATTTTTGTCTTTAGATATAGCATAAAACTGACTTGCTATACTTCTAAGTTCTTCTTTATTTTTCATAATTTATTATACCAAAAATTTTTCAATTAATCAAGTCAATAAGTTGCTTTTCTGTAATAATCGGGATGTTCAATTCTTTCGCCGTTTTATTTTTACTAGAAGTAGAATTAACATCGTTATTTACGAGATAATTAGTTTTTTTAGATACCGATCCCGTAACTTTTCCGCCATTACTTTCGATAAAATCTTTTAATTCATTTCTATTTTTAAATTCAATAGTTTTACCCGTAATTACAAAGATTTTATCTTTAAGTTTTTTATCTTCATCTTTATCTTCTTCTGGAACTGAAGATATAATTTCAATTATATGATTATCAAAAATATTGTCGGCTTCAGTATAGTCAAAAGTAGTAAGAGTCTTTATCATAACTTCACCGATACCTTTAATATTATAAAGTCTATCATCTTCATCTGGGAAATCAACAGCATGTCTAAATCCATTATATGTATGATATACTTTAATTAAATCTTCTGAAGCTACTTTACCTATCTGCGGAATACCAATTGCCGCAATAAATTTAGATGCTGTGCAATTTTTACCTTCTTCTATTGCTGATAATATTTTATCAACAGAAGCTATTCCAAAACCTTCTTTTTCAATCCATTCATTACGATGCTCTTGTAATTTAAAAATATCTTCTAATGAATTAACCCATCCCCAATCAATAAGTTTTTCAAGAGTCTTTTTAGATAATCCTTTTATATCAAGTCCTTTTTTCCCACAGAAATGGTCAAGGCGATTGATTAATTTACCGCTACAAAGAGGGTTTTCGCAATAGGCTCTTTCTATACCATTTTCTTCTTTAAAAGCTATTTCTCCATGACAAATAGGGCAAAACTCTGGAGAGTCATTGGCGGAAACGCCTCCCTTAGAAATAACTTCTCCGTAATTGTATTTAGGTCCTGCGGAATAAATTTGAGGAATTATCATATTGCTTTTAAATACTTCAAGAGGCTCACCTACATAGGCGCAATCCCCCAAAGTTTCTCGCATAACACTAACATTATGTAGAGAAGCACGGGAGACCTCTGCACCATCTATTTCAATGGGGTCAAATACTGCTACTGGAGTTAAAACTCCTGTTCTACCCATTGTCCAGTCAATATGGCGGAGGCGGGTTGGATATGTTTCATCGTAAAATTTATAAGCGATACCGCCTTTGAAGTGATGGTCCGTTTTACCTGCCGCTTCATATTCTGTAATATTATCATATTTAAAAACAATTCCATCAATAGGATAATATCTATCTGTAGATCTGCCTTTTATGATATATATAGCATTATTAAGAGAAAGATTACTAACATTTTCTTCTCCAGAAAAAGTTGCATCCCAAGGGACTACAGTAAAACCTAAAGGATTTAATAATCTTAATTTCGTAGATAGCTTTTCAATAGGAAACCCATCAGATATATTATATTTAGTATTATTAAAAAAACAATCCCAAGCTACAAAAGTAAGATGTCTATTTTTACATTCTTTAGAATCAAGAAGTCTTATACTCCCGCTTGCAAAATTACGAGGATTTTTAAAGAACTTTTGAAAAGGTTCAAAATCTTTTTTTGTGCAAATGATTTCTCCATCAACAATAAGTTCTTCTCCATCATTTTCACAATGAATATGTTTAGGAATAGAAGGAATTACCATAGCGTTATGAGTAATATCTTCTCCAATCACACCATTTCCTCTTGTTTCTGCGGAAACTAATTCTCCATTAACATATCGTAAAGAACAAGTAAGACCATCCATTTTAGCCATAGCTATCCAATCTTTATTACCAAGAAATTTTTTAATATCTTCTATATCTTTTGTTTTTTGAAGAGAAAGCATAGGATGATTATGAGTTACCTTTTTTAAATTGTTAATAATATTATAATGAATTGTTTGAGTAGGAGAATCGGGATAAATAAGACCAGTTGCTTCTTCAAGATGTTCTAATTTATAGTACATTATATCCCATTCCATATCAGTAAGATATGGTTTTCCTTTTTCATAGGCTTCTGTTGCTTGATTTAATTTATCTATAAGAGTTCTTATATTTTTTGAATTATTTATTATCATGCCTCATAATCCTCATAATCTCTACTAAGAGATTCTCCACAAAAGGGACAAATAGCTGTAATATATGCTTCATTTCTCCAATCGTGGTATGTATAAGAAGAATCATCTGCTTCAAAAATACAACCACATTTAGAGCAAATAAAACGTTTTGTTTTATTAAGTTTTTTTAAGCTACCATCTTTGATAATTTTAATCATAATACAATTACGGATTGAACCGTACTCCTTTCTATAATTTTTGTACCATAACCAAATTTAGTTTGTTCAGATAATTCTTGAACGGTAGTACAAATAGAATTAGGTTTACCTACAACTAAAAGAGAATCTTCTTTAGTTAAAGGAACAATAGAAGTAACATAATCTTTTTCTTCTAAAGGAATAATATTATTTCCTCTACCATTACGTTTTTGAATAGTAAAATTATTTATATCCATTTTTTTACTATTTCCATTATGAGTAAAGATTCCAAGGTATTTAATATCTTTAGAAACATAGAAAGCGGAAACCACTTTATCGTTTTCTTTTAAAGCGATGCCTTTTACTCCACAGGTTAACTTACCAATTGGATTAATATCATCCGATGGAACTTTTATTACATTACCAAATTTAGTTCCAATGATAATATCTTCCCTATTCATAAAAGTAACGGATAATAATTCATCATCCTCTTTAATTTTAATAGCTTGAATACCAGTTTTCTTTTTTGCTTTAGTATATTCTTCTATTTCAGTCTTTTTAATTAAACCATTTTTAGTAAAGAAAACTACATAATCCGCAGTTTTATCACCAGAAATAGCCGTAGCTGTTTGGAATATTTCATTATCAGCAAAAGGAAGAAGTAAGTGTAAATTAGTGCCCCTTGAAGCGTTTGTTCCTTCAGGAATTTTATCTACTGCTAATTTATACATTTTACCTTTTGATGTAAATATCATTAAATCATCAAGAGTATTAGTAGATATAGTTGTTTTGATTGCGGTTTCCATAGTTTTTACACCTTTACCGTTTCTTTTTTGTATTCTAAAACTCTTTTTAGGAATACGTTTAATATCTCCAGTGTGGGTAATAATAACTACGACATCTTCAGGAGTTATATCAATCTTTTCTTTTTCTTCTTTTACATCGTCAATTTGAGTTAATTCTGTACGACGTTTGTCTCCATATTTTTTAACCAAGTCCGCCAAACGAACTTTTAACAAATCTATTTGTTCTTCTTTACTATTGATAAGGTTTTCCCATTTTTGAATATTATGAACTAACTCATCTTGTTCTTTTTCTAACTCTACCCCTTCTAACTTAGCTAAACTTGAAAGTCGCATAGCAAGAATGGCTTTTGCTTGATTCTCGGTAAAGTCCCATTTTTCAATAAGTGAGATTTTTGCTGTTGCTCCAGATTCACTCTGTTTGATAAGAGCAATGATTTTGTCAATATGAACAATGGCTCTAAGTAAACCATCAACAATCTCCTTCCTTAATTTAGCTTTTTCTAAGTCAAATTGAGTTTCTTTAACGATACATTCAAGATTATGGTCTACATAAATTTTTATAGCATCCCGCAAGTTTAATTCAGTAGGGGTTTTATCTACTAAAGCTACTTGATTATAACTAAATGAAGTCTGAAAATTAGTTTTTGCATAAATCTGTTTTGCAATTGCGTCAGGTGAAAATCCTTTTTGACACGTTACAACAATTCTAATTTCTTTAGAACTTTCATCATGTATATCATGGATACCTTTTATTTCTTCTTTGTCACAAATTTCACCAAGTTCTGTAATTAATCCTTCTATTGTAGTCCCATATGGAATTTCATAAAAGATAATTTTATTTTTATCTATTTTATAACGTGCTCTAATTTTTACTGAGCCACGTCCTGTTTCCATAATTTTAGGAATATCATTTTTATTAATGATTAATCCGCCTGTCGGAAAGTCAGGGCCAGGCAGATAAGGAAAGTCTCCATCCAAATAATTATAAATGGCTTGAGCAACATCATACAAATTGTGCGGAGCCCAGTTACAGGCCATCGCAACGCCAATTCCAGTATTAGGATTACAAAGCAAATTAGGAAAGGTACAAGGGAGAGTAATAGGCTCTTCAAGAGTTTCATCATAATTTGGAATAAAGTCAACATTTTTCTTTTTGATTCCATTTAACATACCTTCTTCTGCAATTTTACTAAGGCGGGCTTCAGTATAACGTGCGGCCGCAGGTCCATCCCCTGCAATATTACCATTATTACCATGCCAATCTATAAGAGGATAACGCATAACCCAAGGTTGAGATAATCTAACCATTGCTCCGTAGATTGAACTATCTCCATGAGGGTGATATTTACCCATAACGTCACCGACAATTCTTGCCGCTTTTACATGAGGTTTAGATGAAGTCCGCCCTTCCTCAAATGCTGACCAGAGAATACGTTTTGCAACAGGTTTAAGACCAGATTTTGCATCGGGAATTGCTCTATCGGTATTTACGGCTACAGCATATTCTATAAAATTTGTACTTAATTCTTTTGTTAAATCATTTTGCATATTAATCTTTCCATTCTATATTATAATGTTTAGCTAAAGTTATTTTTAAATCTTTATAACAATCAGGGCAAAAATCTAAATATTGTATAGAATTATTAATATTAGATTGATATGTAGGAAGAGCTAATCTATAATACATACTCCGCATTTCTGTATGTGCACCACACATATCACAAATAGCCCCAAATTTATTATTTGCCATTTTTTATTTTCTCCATTGCCCCTTTTAATTCATCATATGATATAGCATTTATATCACCAATCTAATTTAATTTATTTACTAAATCTTCTTCTCTGTAAATATCTATAATCTTATTAACAATTTCTTCAGCAACTTCTGGAGATAAAGCCCAATTTGTATATTTTCTATGACAGTCATCACAGTGTCTATCTCCATATTTTTCATAATCACCATATTTACAATTATCACAATAGCAATAGGATAAAGTATCAGTTAAAACATTTACCATTTTTTCTTCTGTCTTAGTCATTATATGTGGCCTCCTTACTGTGTTCTTTGATAAAGATTTTTCTCGGAATAATAGCAGTTCCCATTAAATCATCAAACAATCTATCTGTTTCTTCGCTATCATCAATCGTAATTTGTTTAATAATTCTATTATTAGGATCTGTAAGAGTCTCTTCTATTTGTTCAACGTCCATTTCTCCTAATCCTTTCATACGATTGACTTGATATTTTCCCGTATAAGTTTTTCTAAATGTTTCAAGGTCATCATCATTCTTTAAATATTTATAACCTTTATTTCCACCTAAAGTAATTTTATAAAGTGGCGGGATTCCAGCGTAAATAATACCGTCATAAATCAATTGAGGACAAAAATTCCAGATAAAAGTATAAAATAGGTTTTTAATATGAGCACCATCAAC